AATAAATTTAAAAAAAGCATGTTAAAGCTAGACACTAAGTCTATAAAAAAAGAAGCTAAAGCTGTAGTCGCTGGTGTTAAAGGTTTTGGTAGAGGTTCTGCACGTTCTATATCAAGAGGTATTTCACAAGCTAAAGCAGCATACAAAAGATCTAAATCAAAAAAATAAATGTACGATATAACGTCTAAATTTGCTAAAAATAGTCCGCTACCTTGTTGGAAAGGTTATGAGCGAGTACCAGGCACAAGACAAGGTGCTAAGGGTAGTTGTCGTAAAAAATCTCCTGCTAAAAAACAAAAAGGTGGTGGTACTACTAAAGTATGTTTACCTAAAGCTAAAATAGCAAGTATGAGTTCGTCTGAAAGGCGTAAAGTCATAAATGCTAAAAGAGCTGCGGGTAAGGCTGGTAAGTATAGACGTTCAAGTAAAAGTAATGTAACTGGCACTAGTAGCGGTGGTAGTTTAAAAACTTGGGTAAAACAAGACTGGAGACAAGTTGGTAATCCAAGTAAAAAATGTGGTGAAAAATAATGGGATTTAAACTAGGTAAAGCAAGAAAAGTAGAGGCTGTAGGTGGTGTTATAGACAAAAAATTAAGTTTTAAGTCTGACGAAGCTTCTATACCTGGTACTCCTATTGTTAGAAAAAAACTAGAAGAAGGTATACTTGGTGAGGCAAATATGGACGGCAGTATATATGTTAGCGATCAAGTAGTACCTGGTAGCCAAGAAGAAACACAAGTTTTGTTACACGAAATGAGACATGCTACAGATATGAAGCTTGGTAGACTAGCTTATAGTGATGATGCAGTGTATTACGATGGTATAACATATCCAAGAGAAACTAGAAATGGTAAAGATATGATTAAAGTTGATGGCAAGTGGAAAGAGGCTGGTGATGATTTTCCTTGGGAAAAAACAGCTAATATATGATACTAACAACAATAGACGGTATACCTTTATTTTCTACAATAGCAGAGGCTTTAGCATGGGCCTCTTCTAATGGTGTTACAGGTTATCACATACACATTTATCAAGGACAAACTGGTTATATGGGTGGATATAGTCACGGCACGGTAATTAGTCCTACTAACACAACGTCTAGCTCTTCTATGAGTAGTAGCAGTGGTAGTGGTGGATATTAAAAAATAAATTATGAGTATATTAAGTAAAGTATTTTCAGCAGGAGCTGGTGAGTTAGTAAAAAAAGTTGGTGGTGTAATAGATAATTTACACACATCAGCTGAAGAAAAAGCTGCTGCAGAAAAACAAATAAAAGATATGATAATGGGTTACGAAGCTGAGATGCAAAAACAAGTAACTGAAAGATGGAAGTTAGACATGAACTCAGACTCATGGCTAAGTAAAAACATAAGACCTTTAGTGTTAATATTTTTAGTAATATGTACAATGTTACTTATATTTATTGATGCAGGTAAATTAAATTTCAATGTAAAAGACTCATATGTAGATCTTTTACAATTAGTATTAATAACTGTGATCGGTGCTTACTTTGGCGGTCGATCGCTAGAAAAAGTAAAAAAATAAAAAAATGGCATATAATGGATTTTTTAACATAGAATTAACACCAACACTAACTGGTCAAAACTGTGTAACAGCTTTTGGTAACGGAGATGTAGTAGCAGACTGGGTAGTAAAAACTGTACCTACAAAAAAAGCTTTTAGAATTATAGGAGTAACTTGCATAGAAAGAGGTACTGAAGGCGCAAATCAAGTTAGTAATTACGAGCTTATATTTGCAAGTCCTGATTCTGACGGCACTGCACCTTCTACATTAGGAACAGTAAATGCAACTGCTAATGGCACTAGTTTTTATAAACATTTAGTTGGTGTGTATAATGTTACAGGCACAGCAAGTGCTTTAGACGTTCTAAATGTATCTTCACCAGATAATACAGATGGTAATCAAGAAGACGATTTAGTTATTGAACCTTCTAGAATAGTAGGTCCAGATGGTAGTATTGATTTTAATGGTTACGGTGTTAACGGTAAAATATGTATAGGAGTTTTATCAGTATCTGGTGCTCCAGACTTTGGCACGGGTGTACTTTTAAATCAAGCTGAAAATCAAGCAGCAGCATCAACTACAACAGAATTAACTGTTGACGGTGTTGATGCAAAAAATGCTTTAGCTGTTGGCGACGTTTTAAGAGCTCAAGACAATGCCGAAATAGGTACTGTTACAGCTTTAGCTACTAACACTGTTACTGTTGATGGAGTAACAGATGCTTTAGCAAACAATGATGAATTAGTTAACATAAACCCGTTAACTTTTATTATTCATTGTGAATATTAATAAATAAATAAAATTAACTTAAATTAAATAAAAATGGCAAAAAACAAAGAGGTAGTGGATTTAAAACCACAAAATATTACAAAAGAAGAATTAGAAGGTTTACAAAATCTTGTTAATACTTTAAATAGACTTCAAATAGAAATAGGTAGTTTAGAAAGTAGAAAACATGGTTTACTACACCAAGTAACTCAACTTCAAGGTCAAATGCAAACTATGCAAAAAACGTTTGAAGATACTTACGGTAAAGTAGATATTAATATAACTGATGGTGCTATATCGTACCCAGAAGATGTCGAAGTTAATAAGGAAGATTAGTATCGGTAAAGATTATAAAAATGACGCCATGCACTATGCCGTTGGGCAAGAAGTGTATGGTGGTCATACTATATGTGATATATTAGAAGAAGAAGATAAATATAGTATTTATATTAGAAAAGACAAAGATGTTTTGCCTTGGAAAGACTTTAACAAAAACATGGCTGTGTCTGTAGAATATAACTTACAGTATTAATGAAAGCGGTTTACAACTTTGTTGTAACGCCTGTAAAATCAAGATACAACAATACTAAAGATATAGATGGTAAAGAGTTAATACTAAATACTGAAATATTTAATCATCAATATATTAGCAGAGAAGCTATAGTAAAAGCAATACCAACTGTAGGTGAAACAGATATTAAAGTTGGTGATACTGTAATTGTACATCATAATGTATTTAGAAGATGGCACAACCAACACGGCGTAGAAAAAAACAGTAGAGCTTATATTGATGAAGATACTTATTTAGTACAACCAGATCAAATATTTTTATACAAGCCAAAAGCTATATTTAGTTATCACAATAGAAAATGGCAAGCAATGAAAGGTTATTGTTTTGTTGCACCTATAAAATCAACAGATAAGTTAAGCTCAGATAAAGAGCAACCTTTAATGGGCGTTGTTAAATATACTGACGGTACAGTTAATGAAGGTGATTTAATAGGATTTAGACCAAGCTCAGAATATGAGTTTATTATAGACGGAAAAAAATTATATAGACTATTATCAAAATTTATTACAATTAAATATGAATATCAAGGAGACGAAGAAGAATATAATCCAGGCTGGGCAAAGGGCAGTTGATGAATTAATTAAAGTTGCTAAAGAGCCAATTGTAGACTCTGATGATGATATTAGTGCTGATAGATTAAAAAATGCTGCAGCTACAAAAAAGCTGGCAATATTTGATGCTTTTGAAATATTAAATAGGATCCAAGAAGAAGAAAACTTATTAGAAGGTAAAGAGCCTGAAGATAAAGTAAAAGTATTTAAAGGATTTGCAGAAGGTAGATCAAAGTAATGTACGAACAAAATTTAGTTAATATAGTTGAGCCAGTTAAAATTAATACAATTAAAAGGCTTAATAAAAAAAATAAATGGGAATATGGATATAATAAAGAAAACGATATTGTCGTTATATCAAAAACTGGAAAGATCGGTGAAATCATTGAGATGCAAGGCCTGCGGATTGCTCTGCCAATGCAACCAGTGCGAGTGTACGCCAACGAAGTAAAAAAGTGGCAACAATTTGAATATCCAAAAGAACTAGCAAGACTTAAAAATATATTTGACTGGAGAGCATATCCTGAAGAAAAGAAAGCACAGTGGTATGATTATATAGACGAAGAGTTCAAAAGAAGAGAAGAAGGTTTCTGGTTTAATAATAATGGTACACCAACATATATAACAGGTACGCATTATATGTATTTACAATGGAGTAAAATAGATGTAGGTGCGCCTGATTTTAGAGAAGCAAATCGACTATTTTATATATTCTGGGAAGCGTGTAAAGCCGACAAAAGATGTTACGGAATGTGCTACCTTAAAAATCGTAGGTCTGGATTTTCTTTCATGTCTTCAGCAGAAACAGTTAACCAAGCTACATTAGCAAGTGATAGTAGATTTGGTATACTCTCTAAAACAG